GCGTTGTCCCACCAGACGACGCAATCGGGGCTGTCCCAGTGACCGCCGTGATCGTTCCCGCTGTGGCCGCAGCCCACTTGATGCCCGTGGCCTCCGACGAATCGGCAGTCAACACGTAAGTGTTGGTGCCCACAGCCAGGCGGACAATCGTGTTGTCACCCGAAGCGGCCAACAGGTCGCCCTGGGCGTCCACCAAACTGTTTTGAACCAGCCCAGGGGACGAGTTGACGAAAGTTTCAACGTCGGAGAAGTTCGTGTTCATGTCGGCGGCCACAATCGTGGTCCCCGCTGAAAAGTCGTTTGTGACAGCCAACGTCGCCATTTAGCGCAATCTCCTCGGGTTGTATGTGAACGCCATAGCGTTCACCTCCCAGTGGTTGTTCGTAGAGGGACCGTTGACCTTCAAACTAATGCTGAGGGCTGTCCCAAGTGTCGGTAGGCGCACCACGTCTGCGACGAGATCCCTTGAAATGGCGTCCCATGCGGCGTAATAGTCGGAAGTCGGGTCGGCGTCATCCCACTTCGCCGTGTTCCACAACGAATCGGAAGTCCTGCCCGTCACATTCACGTCAAACGTCGTCGTCTGCGACGACTTGTCGTAGTTCTTGTAAACCTGGACGGGCATCGTGATCGTGTCCTGCGCCAAGGTGATAAACCTTGGCTTTCCCCACCGTTTCTTCGTAATCGGATCGTTGCCCGTCAACCACGGCGTAACGAAATGCGACGCGATATGCGTCTCCGTTGACGACGTATAACGGTCCGAGTTGCGGTTCTGCTCGTCCTCAACATCGACAACGGAACCCGTGTTGGCGACACAACCAGCCAACACCGACGCTCGTTCGTTCGGGGGGCGGTACGCCATCATCGGCCCAGCGTCAATGTCGGTCATCGTCCAGGCGCCGCCCTCGCCAATGGTCGGATCGTAAATCAGCGTCCGCCTGGTCGTAACCCCCTCCACCGTCCAGTCCAAAGACACGAACAGCTTGTTGTCGCCCCACGCCAACTGGGGCGGATTCGTAAACGTGATCCGCCCATCGTCAATGGCAGGCTGCAACTTGGAGAACAGGTAAACGAACTGTTGCCCGTTGTATAGGTAAACGCCTTCCTCCGCAGACCAGAAGAACACCCCGTTCGGGGTGACCGCAGGAGACGACAGGGGAATCATCCCCACCGACGCAGACTGCAACTGCACCTGGAACGAATCAGAGTCGTAGCCGAAGATCGCATACGTCGAGTTCGACTTGAACACCAACAAGCGGTCACCGAAAGCAGCCATGCCTGTGATGTAGTCGCCGTGCTCACCCAGGTCGATGTCCACATAGTCAGAATCGGGACTAGCGGAACCCTCCACACCCCACTTCTCGGGGTCATTCGCATTAGACCAACGAACCCTCGACTGGTGCGCCGTAGACCCCTCATACGTGTTCGCAGCCCACGCAAAGTTGTTCCAAAAGGCCACATACTGGGCTTTCGGAAAGTTCCCTGTCGTCCCGTCAAACGTGGTGCCCAGATCGGCGGCAGCCGACCCGTTCCACCTGAACGACGGCTTGTCATACGACACCCCGTAGGCGACATCGTTCATCGTCATCCCGTACACGCGGCTACCGTCCGTGCGGGCCGTAATGCCCGTCAAATCGGTGAAGTTGGAACTGACCGACTGGGCGACCTTAGTGCCATAGTTGACCATGACGGCGTTCGTGCCGCTGCCCGTGTGGAACCCCCACATGCCCTTCACGTCAGCCGACAACGCCGTCGTGTTCCTGCGGTCCACGCCGTCACGCATCCGAACCCCGCCCCTGGGGTCCACCACCACGTTCAACAGGTCAGGCGACTCGTTGGGGGCCAGATTGAACTGGTCCGACCGCAGATTCAGGCCACCTGAGAAAGATTCGAGCGCAGTAAGGCGAAACCCGCTGCCTCGCGCGCCAGCGCCACGAGCCATCTGCTACTCCCAGGAATAGCGGAGACGGTTGGGCAAAATGACCTGCGAACGCCACCGCGAAGCGGTGCGGCTGTTCAGCATGATCGGCTGAGGGGCAGGCATGTCCACATACCTGTCCTTCAAGTTGTCCAGCTCGCCCTCGAACAGGGCGAAATACTGGGCTGCCATCCCAGGGTCTTCCTGCTGCTCATAGGCGCGGGCAATCCCGTAGGTGGCGACCAGAATGTGGAACGGTGCGGGCAGATCCGTCGGTTCTGTCGCATCTGACGATGCGGCACCGAACGTGGACGGATCCTGGTAGCCGCGCACATAAACCGTATAGACGGAAGCAGGGGTCGGATATAGGCGAACCGACTCCGCCCAGAACGACCACCACCAGGCGTCACCCGTCGTGTTCATGTCCAACGGGTAGACGACATCGCCAGAGTCGCGCCCCACATAGGAGATGACATGGTTGTCGGTGCGTAACGCTGCGATCTCCCGCAAACCGTTCGTCACCGACGTGCCAACCGCCGCCAACGTGTAATCCTTCTGGTCAGCGACAGTCTCAAACGTCGTCGCCACCTCGTAGAACGGCCAACGCTTCTCCGAATAGACGATCTTGTCATACCCCTCACCGAGGAAACGGTTCAGGGTGTCGTCCGCGATGTCGGACGAATCAATATCCACCACAGAGCGGATATACGAGCGCATGGTGGAAATGTCCACCCGCTACTCCTTCGGGGTGTGGAAGACGCACAGGTCGCTGCCCGTAACGGGGCGCCCCTTACAGGGTGCCCCGCTACGAGTCAGCGAACTGCACTTGATGACCTCAGGAACATCGGGAGGAATGTCGATACGCTGGACGCGCTGAATGTTTCTCGACATACCCACGGTTTGTGGCCGTGGGGACGCGTCGCGGAAACCGTCAGCAGGCTGCCCGTAAGGGCGTTGCCCCGCCTTGTGTGCGTATGCGAAACCTCGTCCCATCATGCTCCTAATAGGTCAAATAGACGGTCTTACGCAGGCGTAATCCCGTACATGTAGCCCTGACGGGCACGGTTACTCGTCGTCAGTTCGCCGTAGCAAAGCAACTGCGAGTAAACGGCATCCTGGTTGGTGGGACGCACGAACGGCGTTGGCTTGAACCAAACGTCAGAATGTGCCACCAGTTGCAGGTACTTGGTGTTGAGGAAGTAAAGCTTCCCCTCGCCTGCCAGAGTGCCGTCAAAGGTGAGCGGGCAGCCCTTGAACAAAAGGTTCTGGAAACCGCCATCAGCCATATCAGTATCGGTGTAACGGATCTGATCAACCAGCAGAGCCTCGTAAGCCTCGTACTGGTTCTGACCCGTGATGCCGATAGTCGGCTGGTCATTACCAACCGAACAGTTGTTATACAGGGTCGCCATCGAAGCGAGAGTGATCGCAGCCGAACCCTGGTTCGTTACCGCAGACCTCCACCACGAGTTGTCCGCATCGGTGGCATCAATGCCACCAGGGGAACCAGTGGAACCGACCAGAGCACTCAGGCCCAGCCAATCCTTGCTACTGTTGCCAGTACCGTTCCCGAACAACATGGTGTTCATGTTCTCGATGATGGTTTCCTGCGTCTGGAAAATCTTGCCTTCCAGCAGGTCGATAATCTGGGCTTCGCCGTTGTTCTTGGCTTCCTCGACGCCCGAGATTGTCACTGTGGCCGCATACTGCTTCCAGTCGTACTCAGCAGCCGAAATGCCTGTCTGAGCCGTAATGTCAATAGTATCGGTGCCGCTGTACGAGCCAGCGGTCGAGTTCGTCCCGTAAATCACTGGGACGACGATCTTCGCTCCGCCACTGATCCGACGAATGGTCTGCCCATTCGTCAGCGCATAGAACAACGGACGTGCGCTGAAGATGTTATCTGTCAGCTTGGGAACGTAGTTCTTGAGAGTGGTAGAGAGAATCTCGTCAAAGTTGCTGTTGCCAGCCGCCATCTGAAACCCCCTTCAAAGGTTTAGGTGCCTAATTCCTGTTTGGCGAGGGCAAAGGCTTCACGCAACGAATTGACCTTCTTGGGCGACCCGTCCACAACGGTGCCCTGCTGGACGGTTTTGCCGCCCTCCACAGGAGCGCCACCACGCTTCGCTTCCAAGGTTTCCTGATCGCGCTGAAGTTTCCCAGCGTAACCAGCCAACCCGTTGAAGTTCATGTGGGTGTACGCGGCCTCAAGATTGGCAATCTTGTTGTCCAGGGCATGCTTGAACAGCACCTGCTCATCAAAATTGCCGTATTGGCCCTTCAAACGTGAAACTTCCTTGTCCAACGCTTGCTTCCTATGCGTCTGCGCCTGTCGAGCAACCTGGGCCTCCAAGTGGGCGACACGTTGAGCAGTCGGATCCTCGTCCTCCCAAGACGACACGTCGTCCTGAGGCACGGGGCTGTCCGCCACGCCCAAAGCGTTCCCCAACGCGGCCAAAGTTCCCTGCGGGTCGGCCTCCAGAGCCGACACGATGGTTTCTGCCTGTTGTAGACGCTGACGTTCGGATGCCAAGACCTGCGTCTTACGGGTGTAATCCGCCTGACGTTGGTATCCGCTTTGCAGTTCCTCAAGACTGACCTGCTGCTGCTCCCCGTCAACTTTCACGGTGTAGCCGCTGGTTTCCGTCGGTTCTGTTATAGGAAGCTCTGGACTGTCCACCGCAGCGGATTCTGTTGCTTCCATGTTTTCTTCGGGCACTTCTGCCTCCTGGGAGTCCTTGACGGTTGCTCCTAATAGTCACGGTGAGGGTGTCCCACCGTGGATCAAAGCGCAGGCAATTCCAAACCCATCTGGTTTTGCAACTGCGCCAACAACTCGGGCGGGACACCGCCCGTCGGGGCAAACGCCCCCAAATCAGGTGGTGGCGGCAACGGAACGCCACCCACATCGGGCTGCATCGGCGGCGGACCCATCTGCTGCTCAGGCGGACCAGGAGTCTCACCCGCAACCGCCTCCTCCTCAGGCGTCGCAGGCTGCGCCTGCTGCACCAGGAACTTCATCGGATCCTTCACGTCGAATCCTTCTTCAAGAACGTGCATCGCCAACGCCGTCGGATCAATCACCGTGCCGATCAGAGGCGCAATAGCGTTCATCAAAGACACCGCCTGCTGCTTACGGATCGTGTCGTTGATCGGCTGCGTTGAACCGCCCTCCACCGTGAAGTCGTACTCGCCAGTAATCTCCTCCCGCGTATAAGCGACATACATCGACTCGCCGCCCTTCAACGAGACACGGGCCATAGCCTCACCCGTCATATACTGCTGAACGAGCTGCAACACGCGACGGCCAATCTGAGAAATAGCAATCTCGATCAAAGCCAACTTGTCGGCAGCCCTGGCGTTCTGAGCGTCAGCGATAATGCTGGCCTCCGTCGCCGTGCGACGGATCTCAGGCATCGCACCCCTGGCGTACTCCGAAATGCCCGACACCGTGTTGATGTCATCCTCAATAATGTTCGAGTACGCATAGATGTCGCCCGAAATGGGAATCTGCGGCATCGGAACAACAACCTCAGACAGCGGCTTGTTCTCATCAACCACAGGGACCAAACGGCCATCGTCGTCGGCTTCCAAAGCCTCACGGCCCTCAGGGCCAAACGACCTCTCGTGGTACAGGTACTTGCGGGCGTACCGCTTCCTGTCGTTCATCAACTGGGAACGGGTCTTGTCCAACTCCAACTGCAACGACTCGATTGGTTCCAAATCGCCAATCGGGTAGAACACGTCAGGAACGTCATAGTTGCGGAGCATCACAAACGGCTGCCCGAACGCATACGGCATCACCGTAGGCGGCACCAGGAACCCGTCGCCCTGGTCGGCAAACACCGACATCTTGTTCGACGGCACGTCGTAATACTCCCAGATGACCACACGGTCATCCTCCACGTACCGCTCCAACTTGTCCTCGTAATAGCCGTCCGAATACATCGGGTTCACGCCAGCGTTCGCAGACAGCCCCTTACGCACCGAAGGCGAATAACGCTTGTCGTCCTGCGCCTCCTTCAACGGGCGGACAATCCGCTGGGCAATCCACATCGCATCCTCGATGCAGGTCGCCTCAGGGTCCACGAACATGTCGAACGGAGACACCCGCTCCACGAACGGCTGATCCTCCACAATCGTCATCTGCGTCGTCGGCAGATTCGCCGCTATCTCCTCATCGGACGGCAAATCGGAAGCCAAGAACGGCTCCTCGAACGCGAAAGCGTTCGCCTCACCGACCGCCTGGTCGTACATGGCGTCACGTTCCCCGTCACCCAGGGAACGCTCCTGCTCAACGAAACGCCAACCGACCTTCAACCAGCCGTGCCCCAAGATCAGGAAATCTTTTACAGCGCGACGGAAAGGCTTGCGGAAGTCGTGATGGCGCCACAAATGGTTCACGACCGCCTCGACAAACGAGGCGTTCGCCTCGTCGCCAGGATGGTTGGCCTTCACCACGATCTTCGGATGGTTCACCGCCACCGAAGGGGCAATCACGTTCACCGTCGAAAACGACAAATTGACCGTGATCAGATCACGCTGCGCCGACGTAGTACGAGGCCAATGCTTGCCCCGATACATGTCGATCAGGCGACGCCACGTCCTGTCGTAGCCCTCCTCGTCGCGCCAACGGCGCGACAAGTCCAACCTGTGCTGAAAATCGCCTAAAAGTTCATCTCGGGTCTTACGAGCCATCAGAAATAAGCCTTGTCAGGCAACCTTTCAATATTGCGCCCCTGGGACAACGCCTCAGCCTCAGCCTTACGGCCCCGCTGCTCACGGGTCAAATGCTGCTCGTCAGCAGGCAACTGGGCGCGGAAACCACGCCCAGTCGCCACACGGACCCC